CACTTAGTATATCCTCAGTTATTGGATGCTATTAGGACGACAGACAATTTAGTAGAAAATAAAATGGATGCTGATGCTGCACTAATATGGAGTGTTCTATGGCATGGTAAAATGCAACGTAATAAAGCAGTGTGGGATCACTATCGCGCACGGAACAAGCCAGTCATTGTCATAGAAGTGGGCGGGCTTATACGCAACACAACCTGGAAGTTGGGTATAAACGGGATCAATAGAGATGCAGACTTTGCGTTAGAAAACTACATGCCAGATGATAGATTAAGAAAGTTTGGTATTGTACTACAACCCTGGCGCAGTGAAGGAGACTATGTATTAATATGTGGTCAACACACTGCAAGTCATCAGTGGCGTGACATGCCAGACATAGACACTTACTACAAACAAACAGTGGATCGAATACGCAAGCACACTGACTTGCCCATTGTTATTCGTAGTCATCCTCGCTGTAAAGAAACTGTACAGTTTGAAGGAGTTACTTGGAACATACCTAAGCAGTTAGAAAATACCTATGATAATTTTGATTTGCCATCAATGCTTGAGAATGCCAAGTTTACAATTAGCCATAGTAGCAACGCTGGCATACACAGTGCTATTGCTGGTGTACCAACAGTTGTAAGTAAACATAGTTTAGCATATGATGTAGGAAGTAAAATAGGCACTTGGCAAAGTAAACCCTATAGGCACATCTGGTTAAAGCGGTTATGCTATACAGAATGGTTTGCGGATGAAATAGATGTGCAATGGAATCGCATAAGAGAAAAACTATAGTGTTGCATATTTGCAACAGTAATAAAAAAAATTAACTAGATACCCTAACTTACATTTTTTATGTTGTAAATAGAACACACCTATAATATAATAGGCATAAGTAACAATGTTATAAACGAGTCATTCGCGTAAGCCATTTCGTATATACCATACAATAAAAGCGGAAAAATCCGTATTAACTACCCGAAGGAATACCAATAAAATGAAAAGACTACTAACAACCACAGCATTACTTGCTGTTTTGGCAACTCCTGTGATGGCTGATGTATCTATCGGCGGTGACATGGAATGGTCATATCAAGACAATGATGGCACTACATCAACTGTTTTAGATGGAGATATTAATATTAAGCCAAGTATCACAACAGATACAGGCATGACATATAGTGCAGACTTTAACATCAACCAAGATGGCAACGATGACGGCGGCAACAGTTTGACTATTGCAAATGACATGTTTAGCCTTGATTTAGGTGATGTAAACAGTGCGCTTGACGCAATCGACGATGTAACAGACTTTACATATGTACTAGGAAACGGTTCACCAAGTGTAGACCATTCAAGTATACTAAGTTTGTCACCCATCGGTGGACTTACACTGAATATCAGTAATGCAACTGGTAATGACTATGGCACAAGTGCAGGCGAAGGCTATGCTTACAGTGCTGTTTATGGGCTTAAAGAAATTGCAACTGTTGGTGCAGGTATGATGAAAAATGCTGATGATTCAGAAGAAGTACTTATGAACGCAACTGCAAGTCTAGGTGCAATTGGTGTTGCTTTTGAAAAGCATACAGCAACAACTGCAGCAGACGTTGACACAGACACAACTACAATGGGCGCAACTTACACAGTTGGTGCAATGATGGTAGGTGTTGAAACAATGAAAACTGAATCAGCAGGTACAGTTTCAAGTGATGAAATTACACTAGGCGCACAGTATACACTTGCTCCAGGTGCAGTAGCATTTATTGAGAATACAACTGATGACAAAACAGCAAGTGAAAAGACAACAGCAATGGGTATTGCTATTAAATTCTAATTTATATTTAGGATAATAAAAAAGCAGCGGAAACGCTGCTTTTTTTATGACTTAGTCTATTCTTATATCTTCCATACCTGCTGTTCTAAGTCTAACAACATGTCCCATTTGCCACTGCTTGGTATCCAAGCCTTTCATTATACCTAGCCACCTATTGCGCAGTAGTGCTACTTCGTTAATGATAGTCTCAAAGTCGATAACTTCATCTTCGCCATCTACATACTTCTCTGCATCACGGCTAGTCAATGCTCTAGCATAACCTTCCAGATACTTTTGAAAATGCTTGCGACGGATTCTACGCAACTGTATGTTAAGGTGATTAAGTACTGCCTCAATCTCTTGTAGTTGATTGAAGCGATGCTCAGTAATACCCGGCAATGCAGTTATGTTACGTTCCACAATACCCTTGACTATACACTCACGCTTTGCTTCTTCCAGTTCACTTTCAAAATAGTTAATGAAGCCTGGAATCTGTCCGATGTCGTTTACAACTCTGTTATACCATTGACTCAATATTCTTCTTCTTCGACTTCGAAGTCCTCTTCACCAAGTGTATCCTTTACACTTGCTTTAAGATATTTGTCTACGCCACCTAACTGATAAAGATCCTGTTCATCTAACATTTCTTGCATATCTTCAACAAAATGATCACTTGCTAACTGTCTTTCTTTTGCTGGGATATATTCTTTAAGAATCTTGTAACATTCAATTACAGTTTCAACATCGCTCATTATTTTGCTTCCTCAAGTATTTCGCCTGTTTGTGCATTTACAACATCACCATTTGGTGCTGTTATTGTTTGTGCATCTGCGATTTCGTCTATACTTAGTCCATCTGCATTATTAATATCATCCATAATTGCTTGCAGTTTTTCGCCTGTCCAACCTTTGCGGAACTCCAGCATTTCTTCACCTGCAGTGGTTGTATACTTTAAACGGTTGCCCTGTTTAGTTAGCATGCCTTTTGCTTCAAACAAGTCAAGCAATCCACTGTATGGATCCATGCCTGTTTCATATGGAATCTTTACTTGCACTGCTTCAAACGGCTTTGCATATCTTGTTTTCATAACTTTACACGCTGCACGAATACCTTGTACTGTGCTTACTTTGTTGCCATCTGCATCTTCTTTAAGTTTAAGTTTACGCATTGCAATAACAATACTACTGGCATAGATAAAGCCTTGTCCACCACTAATCTTATCATCTGGATCAAACATATCCTGACTTGCATATGTGTGGTTAGTACACACCATGCCTACATTGTAACTGCCTATCATGTTAACTGTGTTACGCACAAGACTAGTAAGTGCCTTAGGTTTACGTCCCATGTCACCTTTCATGTCGCCTTTGTTAAACTGGTCAACATCAGTAGGTGTCATCATCATACCCAAACTATCTAGTACAAATAATACCTTAGGACGATCTTCCTCTGCCATTGCTTTGTAGTCTGCCATAAATGTACTGAATGTTTTAGCAACGTCATCAATCATGCTCATGCTTAGTTTAAGGAGTTTGCTTTCATCTGTATCAACACCCAGTGCATGTAACCAACTCTCGTCTAGTGCGTTCTCACTGTCAATTACTACAACAAAAATACCTTGTTCTTGTGCTGCTCTAATAATATTACCACTTGCAAAGTAACTTTTGCCTGCACCGGATTCACCAGCAAACACTGTAACTTTGCCCATAGGCACACCTTTGTAAAAGTCTCCACTTACAAGATAGTTAAGTGCATAACTGCCTGTACTAATCCAATCTGTAGGATCGTGAAAGCCAATGCTTAGTCCGTCAATGCTTTTTGTAATGTCTTTTCTAAATTTACTTACGTCAAATGGCTTTGCCATGTTTATCTCCTATGTGCCTAGTTCTACTATTATATTACAGATACTTGTTTATGTCAAACACATTTTTATAGTTTTGTCCACGACGTGTATCCAGTTCTTTTAATTGTTGTTTGCTACTATGTTTATCAAACTTTTCATCCAAGTGTTTAAGCATGTTCACATAACTATTGTGTAAAAAATAGTTTCTGTTTGCGCCTTGTATACGCATTTTTAAATGACTTTGTAAGTCTAGTAGTGTCTTACTATTACAGTTTCTTACATCAAATGCTTTTGGACTTGTTAGGGCACCTATTACAAAACTGTTTTCGCTATATCCAAGTGCTTTGAAGTAGTCCACTGTATCAAATACTGTGTATGGATTAAGGATAAACCACAGCATGTTAAAACTTATCTTATGATCTAA